ATGACAACAAAAAGTGAAAGAGTTAAGCTTACAAAAAGTTTTATTGAGTCGTTGCCTTTGCAGCCTGCCATTTTCCGAGATAGCGAGCTTATCGGTTTTGCTCTGCGTGTTCAAAAGACTTACAAAACTTATATTGTAGAAAAAAAGGTCAAAGGGCGAGCGGTACGGCACACGCTTGGCATTGTCGGTCAGATGACACTGGCACAAGCACGCCAAAAAGCCAGCGAGACTTTGGCACTCATGGGGCAGGGTATAGACCCCAACGCCCAAAAACGACAAGAGCAAAAAGCTTATGAGCAAGAGCGAGAGCTACACCGATATCACCCTACTTTATCAGACGCTTACACAGCGTTTAAAGCCGAACGCAGTTTAAAGCCGAACACTTTAAGAGATTATGATAAAGTCATGGGCGTATATTTGGCAACATGGCAAGCGTACAAACTCGGCGATATTAACCGAAAAATGATACAAGAAAAACATAAAGAGCTGACTAAGATTAGCCCCGCTCAAGCGAACATGGTAATGCGTGTATTTCGTGCGGTTTATAATTTTGCGGTGGAACATTATCTAGACGATGATGAAAACCCTATTTTGTCGAGCATTGCCCCAACTCGTACATTAACCGCCAAAAAATCATGGAACAATATTAAACGCAGAAAAACTTATATTAATGAAGATAAAATGCCCGATTGGGTAAGGGCAGTTATTGAGTTTGATGGGCGTGGGCAGAGTCGTGATACTAATAAAGAGTTTATTTTAACGCTGATATTGACAGGTTTTCGTCGTGCTGAATGTGAAAGTATCGCATGGTCGGCTGTAGATTTACGCTATGGGTTTATTACATCAATTGACCCCAAAAATGGTGAAGTACACAGCCTGCCGATGGGCGATGTATTGTGGGCGATAATGAAAAAACGCCACCGCCAACGCATTAATGACTGGGTGTTTGAATCTGCCAAATCAAAGAGCGGACATATTGAAAATATCTCTAAAGTGCGTGAAAAAATCAATGCCCAATGCGGTATTCAATTCACATTCCACGACTTACGGCGGACATTCGGCTCAATCGCTGAAAACTTGGACTATGGTCAATATACAATAAAACGGCTACTCAACCATAAAAGTGCTGGTAATAGCGATGTAACAGCAGGATATGTTCAAGTTAGCGACAAAAAACTACGCCAAGCGATGAATGATATTGAAATGACGGTACTGGGGGAATGGCGTGATATACTATTGCAAGAATATAACAAAAAAGCCCTATGACAGGGCTTTTTTATAATCAGGATGGGAGGTGTGGGGAACTTTAACAGACTGATTGATAAAGTTCAAAACATCTGATTTTTGGTAATATACGACTTTTTTGCTTTGTTTAATAAAGGGTATGCCGTCACCATTGCACCGCTTGGCTTGTAGCCATGACAAAGAACGGTTAAGTACAACGGCAATCGTTAATGGCGGAAAAATAGCATCATCACTCGCTGACCAAAAACGGTCAGATTCGGCTTTTGCTTGTTCGGGTGTTAAGTTTTTTAGTCTATTTATCATCTCACAATCTCCTAATTGTTACTTTAATTTTACCTTGCGACAGTGATGCAATCTTAGCAAAGCTGGCTTTTGATAAATCTAAAGTCGTGCCATATTTACCAAAACCGCCACGGTCATTCACACGGCAAATCACTGATTTATCATTGGCGGTGTTGGTAACTTTTAACCGTGTGCCAAATTTATGGCTATTGCTGGCACAGGTCATGGCGTTTTGGTCAAATCTCTCACCACTTGCTGTTTTACGACCGTGGAATTTATCGCCATAGTAGGTCGCATAATTGGCTTGTGACGCAGTGGCAAGCAGGGCGATGGCTAGAAATAGGTATTTCATTGTGATTGCTCGCTCACTTGTTCAGCTATCAATTTTCGTTTGTTCATTGTTAGTTTGCTTTAAGCTGCTCATATTCATCTAATCCTCCAAAAAACCAGCAGTGATAGCAAAGCCAAAACAAATAATAAAGGATATAGTAGCGATAATAGTTGTACCTACAAGGTACACAGATAAAGCTGATATAGTCAGCATAACTAATGCACCCAAGAGTGAATACAGTAAGGCACTAGTAAAATTTGAAATATTAAATCGCATATTACTTACTCATCTCCTAGTACTGGTTTACCGTCTTTATAATCTACAATGACTTTACCTGTGTAGGCATCTAAAGGTATTATTTCATCACGATAGTAGTTATCATATTCACCAAGGAACACACCGCCCCCATAACCTCTGATAATATCTTTAACTACACCCCTAGGCAGTAAGATGTTACAGATAACATAAGCATAGCCATCATTAAGCATCTTTTTAACAATTGTATCAGGTGTTGGTCTTGGTTTTTCAAACTGTATATGTGGATATAAATTCGTTAAAAGCTCATAGTTAAGCTGAGTTGCATGAAAGATACTTTGAGCCAAATGATGTTGAAATTTTTTTCCATTTAGCTCAAAGAAATTACCTACACCCAAATCTACATTAACAGTGTCTTCACCATGCTTTAGCAGTGTTAGAATTTTATCTGACATCAGGGGATAGTAAACTTTATCTCCTTCTTTAAATAATTGATTGTTCATTCTTCAATCTCACTAAATCTCTCAAAAAACTTCTCTTGGGTTGGATAAAAGGCGTAACTCATACGAACACCATTGTTCTCAAAAACAACAAACATACCCAATTGGGGTTCGCTGTTTTCATAATTAGGATCGCCATCAAAATCTCTAAAATATTCAGTATCAAGCATTGGTCGTGCTTTGACGACTCTTGTACCATCTGAGTATTTTTTCATCATTCTTCAATCTCCGTGATTTGGATAATAAACTTTATCACCAGCTTTAAATAATTGATTGTTCATAGTTTTAACTTGCTTGTTTAATCAGGTAATTAAGCATTAAACCGTTTAGCTCATCATAAGCTTGAGTAGCTTCATGTAAACAGTTAAGCATTTTTTCACTTAATGATGAGAGTGTTTTTTTAAATGCTGACGATGGCGGTTTTTAAGTCGCTTTAATTGCTTGGGTTTTATGCCCACCCCGCATATTGTTTGGCACATAACTGGCTTCTTAAAGATACCAGTAACCAAAAATAATTTTCGATATAGTACTGGTGTATATGAACGACTGTTGTTTGCATATTAGCTACCTATTTTGTTCTGTTAAAATTGTGGTAATGTAGGATTTTTTCACATTGTAGTTAATGCCATCCGTTTGCCCATCTCTTAAATCATTCAAACCCAAAGAGTGAGCCAAATTGGCTAACTCATAACGAGTTAGCGGTTTATCTACGCTATAATCTATCTTGTGATGTGTGCCATCATCCGCCACCAAATCAAATACAATGGATACCATCTTGGCTTTAAATCAATAATTTTTAGACCTTTTGCGTATGACAACAAGCCAGTGTATTTTGCGGTTGCTAGAAATTTAGCAACCGTATCGCCGTCGTATTCAAGCGGAAAACTCATTGAGCCGCTTATTTTTGACTGGTAGGGCTTTCTTTTTGCTTTCATAATTCATGCCTCAAATTTAAACTACTCAAACCATCTTAGAACGCTTTCTTCATGCTGAATGTGTGCGATTTTTTTACACTCTTCAACCGTTTTAGCGTCTTGCAATATGGGACGCCCATAATCATTGGGCGTGATGGTTAAACGATAGTGTTTATTCTCAGCTCTGATTATGTAATTTTGATTGACGCCCATAGCATAATACCCCCAATCAAATTTTTTCCATCTTAGTGCTTTAATCTTCATTTTTAACCTCAAAATGGCATGTCATCATCGCTGACGCTTTGTCCATACTGCACAGGTGGATTATACGGCTGAACATGGCTTTGAGGGTGCTGTCTAGCTTGGCTGTTCTGCTGATAGCTTACTTGCTGTGTTTGCCGCTTTCCGTATGGATTAGCTCTGCTCTTTTCGCTCTCTGCCTTAGCTCGCTCTAGCATTTGATCAATTTGACCAGGTAGTGCCTGCTCACCATTAATCATTTGTTTTGCCCATTGCTGCGTCTGAGCGTGATACACACCAAATAGATTAATGCTGTATTTTTCTTCGCCCTTGTCATTGATACGGTAATTTTTGCTAAATATTGCACCAAAAAATTTACCAACAAGCTCTGGCGCAACCATACCTTGTTTATTAACTATGCCACCAGCATTAAAGTCATAGGCGCTATATGTTCCCTGTGCCTGCGTAATACCTGCTGTGCCTGTCACTTTTAAGATGGCATTGATTAGATTATATCCAATCAATCGCTCACCTTGACCATTTGCGAAGTGAATAGCAACATCACCTGTTTGCTTTTCACTGCTTATTAAGCTTAGATGTAGCGTTTGCGTGCCTTTGTCGTTTTGGGTGTAGTAAGCTTGCGTGATTTTGACCACTTGCGCAGTATCACCATCAATAAAGTTACTTGCACCAAATTTGGCTGCGTCAGCATCGTTACAAGCGATAAAATAATTCATGAGTTTTCTCCGTTCTTAGGTAAGTTATAATAGTTGCAAATCGCATTATCCACCATCTCTAGATCATTGGTGATAAGGTCATTGTCGAACATCTCAAAAGGGGTTTTTACAGTAGTAAAGCCGTTGTTTTTGGTGGTAAAGTAGTTTTTTCCGCTCTCAATGTGCGTTTGTAATACGATACCCACCATGCCTTCAGGCGTAATTTTTTCATCGAGCAGCTTACCAATGGTTTTTAGCTTGGTTTTGCCGTCCACTTCGTCGGTATGGCTAAGAATATATACGCGCTGATACGGCTTCATGTGATAATTGACGATATTTAAAATCCGCCAAATATTTTTGCCATTCTCTGTGTATTTATCATAACCTTTGACTTCACTATCTCGCATGTATTTATTACTCATGAGATACTGAAAATCATCAATGATGATGATAGGAGCTTTAGATTTCATCAAAATATCGCAAATCAGGTTCGGATCATCTGTAACAACTTGCTTAAATTCTGCACCACGAAACGGTAAGTATTTACCCACCACATTGATAAATCCGACATTGTCAGGGTTTAGGTTTCTCAAAGAGAAACTTTTTCCTGTGCCAGACTGCCCTAGAATAAATGCACCTATTGCCATTCTCTTTATCCTTATTGCACCTTGTAATAAATAGCAGGGCGGGCGATCTAGGTGCAAAAATAACCGCCGTTCGGTAGCTACTCCTAGCCCTGCTAAAACTTAACCAATTCTTATATGTTCATTTTGTACCAAGTTTGCCCCATCAATCACAATACCATCTTTCAAGGCTTTGGCAATGGCCGCATTATTGGCTTTGATCTCCATCTTTTGGAATTCTTTTGGCAGGCGATCCGCATTGATATCAAGGCACACACTAGGAATGCTTTTTTGTCTGCGTATCGGTATGATCGGGTCATCAACCTTTTTAATATCGTTCGCCTGCATTGCCGCCAGCATATTAGACTTAAGACACTCATTTAAATTGTTTAAAGCACGCTTTTTTGCTGATAAGCGCCTGATTTCACCGTCAAGAGCATCAATATCGCTGCTGTTGTTTTTGATAAATTTGCCATAATTTAATAGCTTGTCGTGAAGGTCTCCTCGCAAGTCTAGTAAATCATTGACTTCTTCATCACTTGGCGTCTCACCGTTTTCCAGCATTTCGCCAAGTCTGATTAGACTTTCTTCAGCTTCTTTGCTGATTTGGTATAGATTCATTTTTAGCCTCATTCTCAAAAGGAAGCCCAAATTCATGGGCTAATAAATCATAGTACTGTTGCTCATCATCAAACTGAGCAAGCTCCTCTTCGCTGAATTGCAATTCGATAAAGTCCATAAAATCTCTATCGTTCATGCTACCCCCTTAATGTTCTCAGATAAGGCGATGGGTTCAAACAGCCCTGCTTGTATCGCCAATACTTCGGCGATTTGCCAATCATCATGAGCCTGTAAATCAAGCTCAATTTCATGATTGCCTAAGTACACCGATACGCTTAAAATGACGCTATGGTATTGACCGTCTTGATAACCGATACGCCCAGTTACCACCTGCTCAGACTTGCCGAGCCTGATTGTTGCTGTTACTTTTTGCATTTTAATAACCTGCCTGCGATAAACTGCCATCAAGGCAGATGATAAATATTGCTGCTAAGAAAGCAGCAAATACCAAGCTGTAGAAAAAATTCTTAATTGTCATGCTGCTCTCCAGTAATAAATATTGCTCCCTTGTCCTATTCAAACTCTTTGAAAAGGTGCGGACAAAAGTCTTGAAAAAACACAAAATCTTGCAGATTAAGTAGCTTAGTGCAGTACTCACGAATCTCTTTGCGATTACAACATACTTCGCGTGGCGGATTGCCACACTCCAAATACATAAAAATTGCATGAATTATTTTTGTTGCATCTCGTCCGATACTGTATACCACGGTAAAATTAACGATACCACGGTTAATATAGCGTTTACGAAGTTTGCTCATGGGTTTGGGCTCTCCTGTTGTAGGTGAATAGATTCTTGATAATACTGTCGTCCAAGCTCTTCTTGTATTTGACATTCGTGGTCAAAGGCATACAGACAGCCTTTTAACATAAACATCATGATGACGATAAAAATCACCGTTTGGATGGTTGATCGCATAGTGTATCTCCTAAGTTAATCCGTCACTTGCAACCGCTTAATAAAGAGATTGCAAGTAGCTGATTAACTGTTTTGTTGTAATAAGTTTTTAAATAGTTCAATCAGTTTCATTAGCTGATGTGTGTATTATAAACATAATGTTTATAAAAAACAAGATAAAAGTAAACAAAATGATGATAAAGTAAACAAAAAATTTATATCTACATGATTTTTAATCACAAAAAAAGCCCCAACATGGGGCTAAATTTTTCTTATAGACAAACAAAAAGCCCTGATAAGTCAGGGCTTTTTGGTTTTACAGCATTATTTTTCAACAGGCAACGGAACATGCGCATCATAAACAAAGATACTCGGGCATTGCATATCTTTTTTCATGAACTGGGACATTTTATGTTGGCACACCAAGCAGCACTTCATCATAATGATACGCAGCCGTGCCAGTATGAGGACAGTGAATGGCAAGCCGATTATTTTGCAGATTGCATGATGGAGTTTTTGGGTGTGAGAAATTATAAACAATTACCACTATTCTAAAAAAATAACCTGACAAGCAAGCTTGCCAAGTTATTTTTTGTACTGTGAAGCAACCGAGCAGTACAGACGCTTAGTTTTTTACAATACATGTGTGAGAGCTTATATTGTACAAAATTTAAGAGTCATATTCAACAGTCGGTTGTATTTTAATGATGAGGAACCGTAATGGCTCTTAAAAAGATGGGCGCAAAACCTGCCCCAAAAGGTTTTAAATGGGTGTGCTGTCGTACTCGAAAAGTTCGAGGGAAGTCTGAAAAAGTTCTGGATGCACACGACTGGTTGACTACATGGAAAGGGCTTTAATGTCTTGGGAGGTTCATTTTGCAACAGTTGATCAAAGTGATCCACTACCCATTGTGGCAATTTTTGTTGGTGCTCAATCTTATCAAGACCTTGATTTGACTGTTGAGCTGCTGATTCAGCGCTTACATCAAGATTTTTTGTATCTAACAATGTCATGAATTATCCTCATAAAACAAACGCCCTAGGGGCAATAAATCCCTAGGGTACTCACATGGCGACTAGGTGCACACATAGTCATTGTAAGCGATTGGCTACAGAATTTTTAAGAATAGCAGACTTTTTATCTTACGCTAATCATATCATGAAATCTAACAAAAATCCTATTTTTGTTTTACCTACATAACTTCTCGCACGGTATACCGTCTTTATCTCTATCAAGAGATGACACACCGCATTGTAATGCTCGTCTTGCTTCAGCACAGCTGGACATAGCACTACAAGTTCGCTTAATGCCACTGCATGAACTGCTACCACTATTAGAGATACCTTGATTTGATATGTTTACTTTAGTTTTAGTCGTACTGCTTGAACCACCACTATTAGCTTTGGTTTTAGTCGTACTGCTTGAACCACTACGCCTAAAATCTTGTGGATAAATGGGGTTTGGGTGCGACCATAGACCACGCTTAGCGGATTTGGCGATACCCTCTAATCTTAGGTAATCAGTATCTGTCATATATTCACGATAAGCCCACGCCATGCCTTGTTCAACCATTGCTTTATTTATGTTGGTATGACCAACAAACACTTCGGCAACTGTGCGACCATATCTATCTGTTGTTTTAATTCTAAGCGTTACTTGTTTACCAAAAATCATATTAGCTAGCGTTTGGCGTGCCTGAGTACCAAATGCCTGTTTTTTCTCTGGTGCATCTATTTGGTCAAATCGGATTTTGATTTGATTTTTTGAACTGGTCAAGCAAGTTGCTGTATCGCCATCGGATATACCAACAATCTTACAAGTGGTAGCAAGGGCAGGCGTGCTAATTAATAGCATTGTTGCAATTAATAGTTTTTTCATGGTTATACTCCGTTATGATGACATCTAGGTTGTAATGCATGACATCATAGTTTTTACCGTCTTGGGCAGTTATCCGAAAATTTTGGATAACTGAATTTTCATCCAATTCACCGCTTTACCCAGCACGCCAAAACTGACGACCTAAGACCTTAAAGTCAGCTCCGTTATCTTCGGTAACGATTTTATCTCTGTATTTAGGGTTTTTACTGTGCAAAATCAAAGTGCCAGCTGCTTCTTTAAAAATCTGCTTTAACATGGCTTCGCCCTCAAAATACACAGCGTATATTTGACCATCTCTAACATTGGTATCGCTAATATCAATAGCGAAAATATCACCATCAAAAATAAATTCTTCCATGCTATCGCCACGAGCATACAGCAGGCGAGTATTGGACGCTTTAACACCACGATTAGATAAAAAATCAGGCTCGAACGCCAATCGTTTTTTGGTCTCTTCAAAGTGGTATTCAATACCAACACCATTGCCACAAGAAAAGCTTATGTCCATTAGAGGTAGCCATAGTTTTGTTTTGGTGTCTATCTCGGTGCTAACAAATGGTTGGCTTGTATTCTGCAAGATATCATCGACTGACTGCTGGTAATCTTCCCCATTCAATATCCAATCAATGCCAATATTGTAGAGTTTGCTGATATTCTTAATCCCTTCTTTTGATATGCCACGCTTGCTCCAGTTATTAATATTTTGTGGTTCTATACCAAGGTCTTTTGCAATCTCAGCGGGCTTTTTTCCAGTTGCTTTAAGTACTCTAAGCATGGTTGGATGTGTCATGTTGTATATCCTAAACTAAACAACTTGTTTATATATTAGCACAAACGATAAGCGATAACAAACCATAAGATTATAAATAAAGTGTTTGTTTATCTTATAAACATTATGTTGATTTGTAGCTTAAAAATGTTTATAATAAAAAATCATTTTGTTTATATTATTAAGTTTATAGCTTATGACTGATAAAGAATTAATCAAAAAGCTGGGAGGTGCGAAAATTTTGGGCAAGTATTTGGGCTTGAAAAATCCCCACCAAACGGTTGGAAATTGGGGTAGGCGTGGCATTCCAGCAAAGGTAAAGCTGGATTATCCAGAATTATTCCAAACCGATAATCCGCCTAATTTGAATGTGGTACAGAAGAAAGAAGGTCAAAATGGTGAGTAAAGAAGAGGCACTGGCGTTTATGATGCCGCATAAACAAAAACCCCTAGCAGCAACTAGGGGCGGTGTCCATTTTCGGATTAACTCAACTTTGGAGATGAATTGAATGAACAGTATTATATTAACAGACACCAACGATGAAAGCAATGCTTTTAGTAAGTGTCGCACAGATTTAGACGCCCAAGAGCGAGAAATTGCCGAATTTATCAAAAAAGGTGGCAAGGTCATCAATCTTGACAACACCAAACGACCAAAGAAAAAATCAGTAAAAAGCCATCACGCTAATTTCAACAACTCAGGGATAAAGAGCGAAATGCACCTTGTTTTGTGCTATCTAAAAAGGTCAGGTAAGCGTATGACTGGCTTACAAATTCAAGAAAAATTCGGCATATCAGCGACAACTTTAGGGGTTCAAACAAGGCTACTGAACGCACAAGCAGGCAAGACGCTGATTGAAAACGAAAAAATTCGTGATGAAAACAATCGTTTAAAGCGTGTTTATTGGGCAACCACACAAGACAAGGAATGAAACAAGATGAGTTTTAAAGCAGTCGCATGGGCGGCAGAACAGACCAAAACAACAACTTCATCACAAACTTTACTATTGATGATTTTAGCAAATTTTGCTAATGAAGATTTTAGAGCATATCCAAGTCTTGAAACATTATCAAAATTAACACGACTTGATAAAAGAACAGTACGAAAATGCCTAATTGAGTTGCAAGAATTGGGATTGATTTTTGATACTGGTGATAAGTATAAAAAACAAATTTGTGTATATTATCTAAATTTACTAGATGATAAAGTTGGTGATAATGGTGCAAATCTGACCGTAAAAGGGGGTACAATTTTGCATGAAAGGGGGTGCAAAAATGATACCCCTAACAAAAATGATACCCCTAACAATTTTGTATCAAAAGGGGGTACAATTTTGCACAAAGGGGGTACAATTTTGCATGAAAGGGGGTGCAAAAATGATACCCAATCCTATTATAAACCTATTAATAAACCTATTAATAATCCTGTTAGTATAAACACGCACGCACACGAAAGCGAAAATTCTGACCATCTGAATAACTCAGAACAACAATCAGAGATGGTTAAAAAACTAAGTTCATCATCAAATGATTTTGGTGAAAAAACTCACACGCCTGCCAAAAAATCAAAAACCAAACACAGTGAACAAAAACCAGTGGATGTAAAAGCGTATTTGGCAGAACTAGGCGTTAGCAAACAAGCTTCTGATGATTTTATTGATTTTAGAAAACAAGCTAGACGACCACTGACAATCACTGCGGTAAATCGATTGGTAAACGAAGCAAATAAAGCTGGTCTAACGGTAGAACAAGCCATTGAATACGCATTATTTAAGGGCTGGCATTCATTTACGGCAAATTATTATCACAACAGCGAACAGCTAAACCAAGGACAAAATTATGCAAGACAATCATATCAGCACAATCATCAGCAAAGCGAAACAGAGCAATACGCACAGTCGCTACAGCAGCAATTCGATGCAAAGTACAATCAACCCCAAGCTGGTCGAGTTGTTGATGCAGACTTTCTTGATTTGGAAAAGCCATTTTAAATCAAAATTAAAAAGCGGTGATTGGAACTTACAAACTGCAGAAATTTGGTCTATCGCACTTGCTGACATGGGCTGGTCAGAGGTAGCACACACAGCAGCAGAACGAAAGTCTTTACAGCTTGAATGGCCACCATCATCAGCCAAAGAATTTCATAAGCTTGCCATTTTTGTTTTATTTGATGATGTTTACAAGGCACATAGACAAGCAGTACAGGGCGTATTTAAAAGCGGTGTCGCCTATGAAACAACAAAACGACTTGGCGGTCATTATGAGCTTGTAAGAATGGATGAGAAAACCAGTTTTAGCCGTTGGCAAAGTGTTTATACTCAAGTATGCGGAGAGGCGATAAAAGGAGCGGTATTTACTCAGCCAATCTCTAGACAAATTGAGCAAAAACAAGAAACACAAAATATAATCTCTGCTGAAATGCAAAACGAAATTAACCGCTTTTTGACAACTTTTGGCAAAAAAAAGCATGGGCAACAAAGGGTAAAGGTTTAACATCAAAGATATGAGCATGAAGTACAAAAACAAGAAAGTTAAGATTGACGATATCACTTTTGACAGTAAAAAAGAGGCAAACCGTTACCTTGTGCTAAAGCAAATGCAAAACAGTGGTTTAATTAGCGATTTAACGCTACAGAAGCCATTTATTTTGGTTAGTGGTACTAGGATAGCAGGCGAGCCTAGAAAGCGTCCTAGCGTGCGTTATATTGCCGATTTCGTGTATTTTGATAATAGGGTTGGCAAAACCGTTGTTGAAGATGTGAAATCAGCAATTACAAAAAAAGATAAAGTATATCGTTTAAAAAAACATTTAATGAAAACTGTACATAATATTGATATTTTGGAGATATAAATGAGCATGACATATAAACAAGCCCCTATTATGGCGGTTTATAAAGACCACATGGGCGATGATAATTCTGTAGTGAATGCCGCTAGGGTGTCATTTGCTAAAGACGCAAGTAATTTCACCCCTGAACAAAATAAAAACTTAATCAAATACTTAGCAAAACACAATCACTGGACACCGTTTGCCCATGCGTTTGTTACTTTGCACATGAAAGCCCCTATTGCTATTCACGCCCAGTGCGTTAAGCATCAGATTGGCTTTGCAATGAACACGGTATCACGCAGATATGTCAGTGAAGCCCCTGATTATTATCTACCTATCTTTCGAAGTAAGCCTATCGGTTCGGTAAAGCAAGGTAGTGGTGATGAAATAAAAGGCAGTATGCAAACTAACGTGCAGACGGTTTACAGCTACTACATGCAAGCAAGTATCGATTTGTATAAACAGTTAATTGACGAAGGCGTTACCCCTGAGCAGGCAAGATTTGTATTGCCACAAGGGGTGATGACCGAATGGGTGTGGAGCGGTAGCCTTATGGCATGGGCAAGGTTTTATAACCAGCGTATCGACCATCACGCACAAAAAGAAATCCAAGAGCTTGCCAAACAAGTCGATAAGATTATTGAACCACTATTCCCAGTTGCATGGGAAGCGTTAACCAAGACTAAATAAATTGGGCGTGCCAAGGTGAAATGATGATAAGCGTTAATAGGTGCGTATATCACGATAAAAGCAGTATCGGTCATACCAAGATGCTTATGAATGGGTTAATAGACAAAGGGATTAACATGATAGAACACAACCACGAAAAAGAACACGACAACGCTAAGCCAAGATTTAGCTTAATTCCAGACTCTGCCCTTTGGCAGGTTATGGCGGTCTTAGAATTTGAAGCAGACAAATATGGGCAAGACAACTGGCGTAATATTACAGATGCCCATGAGTGGTATTTTAACGCAATCCATTACCATCTAAACGCATGGTGGCAAGGTGAAGGTGTGTATGATAAGAGTGGATTGCCACATTTGGCTCATGCTGCTTGTTGCTTGTTGTTTTTGATGGCAGTAAATAATGAAGGTTGAACACAACAACCGAAAACAAGCTGATAAGTTTGCTGAATATATCACAGGGCAAGGGTTACGCCAATACCTTGCCAAAAAGGTGAGACACTATGTTGGCGATAATCCCAGCGTATTTGATGGGGCGGTAGGGTCAGGGCAACTAGAACAGCAACTGCGTCAAAGCGTTAAATCAACGCTAACTCGTCAGCTAAGACAAAGTAAGTTCATTGCTTGTTTAGAACCAAGTTTGATGGCAAGCTTTAACGGCTTTTGTGATGAGCTTATTAGCTTGATACATCATGAAAAGCTTGATAACAGCATTTTGAGGGCTAATTGTGTCAAATAGGCTTAAACAAATCCGAGCTTTGCCGTGTTGCCAGTGTGGTTTGCCACCACCAAGCCAAGCGGCACACGCCAATTGGCAGGAATTTGGCAAAGGCAAGGGCATTAAAGCTAAAGACGATTACACGATACCACTGTGTCATTTGTGCCACAGCAGGCTTGATCAATATCAAGGCTTGTCAAGACAGGAGGCGAAAAGCTGGTTTATTTCTAAGCTTAAGTTTATCAATCAAGTGCTAGATAATGAAACAAGTTTTTAGAATCATTAGTGAATCGGTGATGAAACATTGCTTTACCGAGATCGTCAAGCAATACGAAAGTGGTCAGGTTTGTAGTGTCGTCATCACTGATAAAAACGAAACACGCACACAGGCACAAAATCGGCTGTATTGGCTATGGCTTAAGCAAATCAAAGATAAGACAGGTCAAGATGACGATGATTTACATGTGATGTTTAAACGCCTATTTTTAGCCAAGATTTATGCAAGAGATGATGGCGAGATGGCACAACTGTTTGAATCACTAAACACACTAAAAAGACAGCCGAACTATGAGCAACAAGTAGCCTTGCCGTTTGCTAAGCGGTTTGTAACAACAACAATGGCAACCACGGCACAGTTTAGCGAATATTTAAACGAGATTGAGGTATGGGCGTTCAAGAATGGCATAGCTTTAAGCATTCCTGATGACCTAAAGTGGATTAAAGATGATGAAAAAATTAGCATTTCATAGAGCGAGAACATGACAACATACTACAACGAACAAAACAATCAGCTTGCAAAGGTGAATAGTAGCAAAGCTGATAAGGACGGCAATATCTGGGTAGAGATTGACGGTAAAGCACCTGTACCAATGAATTATGACGATTTTATTAAAAATTTTAGGAGTATGAGCAATGAGTTCTCAAGAAAAGCACGGTGATATTAAGATTGGTTCGAAGTGGTCAAGACAGCCTGATTATCCTGTCGTTACGATTTGCGATGTCAAAAACGGTAAAGTGTATTTCTTTGGTAATGGTACAAATTTAACATACTATATTGATATTCAAGATTTCCGAGATAGTTTTAAAAAGATCACACCAAAGATAAGCAAGTATGATCGGTTTTCTGTGCTTTTCGTATCGTTGTTTGCCATTTTAATGGTAGTGACATTGAGCATTTACTTGTTATTTGCATTGTCTCATTATGTTGGTGATGACGGCAAAATCATATTGATGGCGATATTCTTTTTTGTATTTGTTTTTTCAGCGATAGAGGTTTTTAGAAATGACTCATAACACAGGTTACGAATTGATTTATCGATTGCCATCGGTCGGTCATGGCGGTAAGCTAATTTTGGCTGCCAAAAAAGCACCTAAGAAAGAACCAAGACAACCAAAAGTGGGCGATATTTGGGTGTGTCAAGAAGGGGCGGTGTTTGTTTTTGGTATCTCAGACATAGGGGTGGAATATCTTTGGCAAGATACGCCTGATGAATTTGTCGTTGATAGTAGATCGGTTGAAGACTGGCACAAGAATTTTGACTACAAAGAAAATATTTTTGATTGCGAAGACATTAAAGATGACGACCCAAAACTTTACAAAAAGATTAAAGAGATGCAGCAAATGATTGAAAGTTTATCTTTGAAAAAAAATCAGAAAGAGGCTGCCCAAGACCCAGTCAATCACCCAAGTCATTACACATCAGACCCATCAGGCATTGAGTGCATACAGATTAGCGAAAATTGGTCTTTTTGCTTAGGAAATGCCTTAAAGTATCTTTGGCGTAACGGTAAAAAAGATGCTGATACTGATATTCAAGACTTGGAGAAAGCAATTTGGTATATACAGCGAGAAATAGAGCGAAAAAAGAGAGTTAAAGGGGGAGCTTGATGAGCAATGAAAAACTAGAAGCGTACAAAAAAGAGTTTGTTGAATGGGGGCGATGGGTTAGGTGCGACCCTAATAGGCTAAGTTACCCAAGCTCTTGGTTTGAGATGATAATGCGTGATAATATTCCCTGCTCATCTGTTAGCCCAAACATCACCGATGATAGGGCAATGGCGATTGATAAGGCGGTATGTGCTTTGGCAAGATATAGCGTATTACAGTATCAGGTTTTTTGTATGCGTTATCTGTTGGGCTACTCAGAGCGAAGAATAGCAGATTTGGCAGATGAACGCATTTTGCGTAATCGCAGAAATAGGGTAAAGCAGGAATTGGATAAGGCAGGGGGATTTATTTACGGTTTTTTGGAAAATAATACTTGATTGGCTAGCCAGTAGGTGGTAATATATACCCATAATGGAAAAGTGTGCATATAGCACGATTTTGATATACCCCTTGCCTCTGTTTACACGCAAGGGGTTTTTTATTGCCTGTTATCTGACCAATAACAGAATGCACCACAGCGTAAAATCATCTGATTGGGTGAGTTGGTCGCACCAATATTTGACGAACGAACGCCAAGCCTAAGCCGTCTTTGTGCATTAAGTGGGTAAAGGTTGGTTAGTAGCGGTTTCCCCCACGACAAGGGGTTTTTATTGCTTATTTTTTAAAGCTAGGTAGTAATTATGCCCTTGCAAATTGTTTATAAAAGCGTAGATCAGTTAATTCCTTATGTTAGTAATTCTCGCACACACAGCGACGATCAGATTACTCAAATCGCATCAAGCATTAAAGAGTTTGGTTTTACAAATCCTGTGCTAATTGATGAAAATGATGGCGTTATAGCAGGACACGGACGCATCATGGCAGCTAAAAAGCTCGGTCTTGATGAAGTGCCTACGATTACGCTAGCAGGGCTTAGTGATACGCAGCGTAAAGCGTATGTGATCGCAGATAATAAATTAGCATTAAATGCCGATTGGGATTTTACTCTATTGAAAACTGAAATTGAAGCTATTCAAGCATTGGATTTTAATCTTGATCTACTAGGCTTTGATCATCAAGAATTAATGGATGTGCTACAGCTTGAGCCGATTGAAAATGCGACAAAAGAAGATTTTGATGAAGTTGAGCCGTTTGAATTAGGTTGCAAGTGTCCTAGATGTGGGTATGAATTCGATGAATGAGTATATTATTCCTAGTGTTGCTGAATTGAAAGAAAAGACAGAACATGGCAATCATAAATTTGAAATTGTCTCAACATTTGCAGGTGGCGGCGGCTCATCACTTGGCTATCGCATGGCAGGAGGTAAAGTACTTGCTATCGTAGAATTTATTGATGAAGCGTGTAAGACATATCGTGCAAATTGGCAATCAACAAAAATTATTCAAAAAGATATCAGGCAAGTCACAGGGCAGGAAATTTTAGATGCTATCGGAAAACAAAAAGGCGAATTAGATATTTTAGATGGATCGCCACCTTGTTCTGCTTTTTCAACCGCTGGTAGCCGTGAAAAAGGCTGGGGAAAAACAAAAAAATACTCTGATTCTGCTCAAGCTAATGTTGAAGACTTGTTTTTTGAATATATTCGTATTTTGCGTGATGTACAACCAAAGGTTTTTGTAGCAGAGAATGTCTCGGGATTAGTAAAGGGTAGTGCAAAGGGCTATTTCAATCATATTATGCGTGAGCTACAAGCAAGCGGCTATGTCGTAACTTGCAAAGTACTAGATGCAAAACATCTGGGTGTGCCACAGTCGAGAAATCGAACTATTTTTGTTGGTATTAGACAAGACCTATGGGAAGACAAATACAAGGGCAACACACATCCAAAGCCTTTTGATTATATGGTTACGCTCGAGCAAGCATTCAAAGGGCTGCAATTTACTGATCAAGACAAAAAAGAAACAGATTTATCAAGATTCAAGGTTTACAACCTGCTTACAACTTTAAAAGCAGGTGAGCAGCACAGCAAAGCATTTACTTTAGTGAAAGCAAGTCCGAAGAGTCAATCGCCTTGCATCAAGGCAACAACAGGAAATATTGGTGCAAGAGAATCCTATCACTGGAATAATCGTGCGTTTACAGTCGATGAGATTAAACGCATTATGAGTGTGCCTGATGATTTTATTCTAACTGGCACATACCAACAGAAAGTTGAACGCATGGGTCGCATGGTTGCCCCTTTTATGATGCGTGAAGTTGCTAAGCAAATTTTAAGTCTAGGGGTGTTGAATGCAAATTCCTGAAAACGGTTTATGGACATTCAAAAATGATGAGATTGCAAAGTCTTTTGACAGCCATGTTCGTGAGCAATTGCCATGGTATGACTTAGCAACAGGCGCTGTAAAGAATATCATAAGACATTATTTGCCACATGACGGGGTGCTATACGACATAGGAGCATCAACAGGTAATATCACACGTTCGCTAAAAGCGATTTTGCACAATCGCAACGCAAAAGCTATTTCTATTGATAATAGTGAAAATATGTGCAAACAATTCAATGGCTACGGCGAAATTATCAATGAGAGTGCTGAAAGCTATTCATACAAAGAATTTGATTGTGCAGTGCTATTTTTAACTTTAATGTTCATTAAAGAAAAAGATAGAAAGCCTTTGATTGATCGATTGTTTAGCAAGCTAAAAAAAGGCGGCTGCATCATCGTGTTCGATAAGATTGAGCCAAAAGGTGGTTATCTATCAATTGTAAATAGTCGTCTAGCTTTAGCTGAAAAGCTACAAATGGGCGTATCACATCAAGAGATTATCGATAAAGAACTTTCACTATCAGGAATTCAAAGACCAATAGGGAGTGAAATTTACGGTGGTTACGAGATCATTTTTAAATATGGTGACTTCATCGGATTTATAATAGAGAAATAAAATGGCTAGACCAAAAATAACATTAGATGACAAGCAAATTGCACAAGTTGAAGCATTAGCGAGTGTTTTGACGCTTGAGCAGATCGCAGATTATTTTGGTATTACACGACCTACATTTAATGCAATTTGTGAAAGACAGCCTGAAGTTTTTTTACAATACAAAAAGGGAAAAACTAAAGCGATTGCTAATGTCGCGCAAAATCTCATCAGACAAGCGCAGGATGGTAATACAACTGCGATCATTTTCTTTTTAAAGACACAAGCAGGCTGGCGTGAAAAAAATGAGCTTGATGTCAATGCTAATTTTAATGCGCAAGTCAAAACAATCTCTGATTTGATTGATGAATTAAGCGATGACGGATAAAGTTTCAAAATTAAAAAATAAGCTCTGGCGGCTCAATCACTTGTACTACATCAAAGACAAGCAAGGAAAAACAGTTAAGTTTAAGATGACTGCTGAGCAGCTTTTTTATTTTGAAAATATACATCATAAAAATATTATTTTAAAAGCACGTCAGCTTGGCTTTACAACAGAAGTTTGCTTGATGCAGTTAGACGCTGCATTATTTGAGAATGCACCTTGTGCGATGATTGCTCATACATTGCCTGATGCACAGCGATTATTTCGCAGTAAGACTAAGTTTGCTTATGAGCATTTACCAGATGAGATTAAGTGTGCAAATCCTTTGGCTATTGCAAACACATCAGAATTTGTCTTTGCAAAAGGCGGTAGCGTCACAATCAGTACATCGTTTCGTGGTGGCACAATCAAATGGCTGCATGTATCAGAGTTTGGAAAAATATGCGCAAAACAACCTGAAAAGGCGCGCGAGATCGTCACAGGTGCATTTGAAGCTGTACCCATGACTGGCTATATCACGCTTGAAAGTACCGCAGAAGGCAGGCAAGGCTATTTTTATGAGTTTAGCCAAATCGCTGAAAAACTGCATTTATCTAAGAAAACATTAACCGCCCAAGATTGGCGGTTTTTCTTTTTTGCATGGTGGCAGAACAAAGAGTACGCCATGACCACTGAGCCTATCAGCGAGCGATTACAAGCCTATTTTGACAGCTTAAAGTCAAAGCATGGCATACAACTTAGCGATGAACAAAAGGCGTGGTATCAAGCAAAAGAACGCACGCTGGGCGATGACATGAAGCGAGAATATCCGTCATTGCCAATAGAAGCCTTTGAACAGAGTATTGAAGGTGCGTATTATGCCAAGCAATTTGCCTACTTATATGCTAACAGTCGCATTGACAAACTGCCTGATAATGAGCATTTGCCCATTGATACTTATTGGGATTTGGGCGTATCAGACAGCACGACGATTTGGTTTATCAGACAAGTAGGTGATGAATTTCACATTGTTGATTATTACGAAAATTCAGGCGAGGGATTAAATCACTATATCAAAGTGCTAAAAGATAAGGGCTACAAATACGCTAAGCATGTTGCACCGCATGATATTGATAATAGACAGCTTGGGGCTGACCGTGCTAAGACTTTACGAGAACTTGCACGAGATGGCTATGAGATTGATGGGCAGATATACCGATTAAATTTTGATGTTGTCCCAAGAACAAGCAATGTCAATGAAGACATTGAAAAAGTACGCCAAATCTTGCCCAAATGTGCCTTTGATGCCATCAAATGTGAGCAAGGCATTAAAGCACTAGAAAGCTACCGCAAAGAGTGGAACGATAAAATGGGCGTATGGCGTGATAAACCATTGCACGACTGGGCAAGCCATGGGGCTGATGCGTTTCGTTATTTTGCAACTTATCAGACAAAACAGCAGTATGCAACACAATTAAAAGTGAGTATGTTTTAAATGAACCCTGATTATATATTGCCTGAGCTTTTAGAGCAGATACCCAAATGGACAATGATTGAAGATTGTTATCACGGTCAAGATGCCATCGCAAAAAAAGGCGAGATTTACCTACCAAATCCTAGCCCTATCAATGAAGATGAAGCGGTTAAAGTGCAGCGATACATGGATTATCAAAAACGAGCCGTTTTTTATAATGTTACCAAACGAACCGCCAACGCCATGGCAGGGATGGTATTTGCCAAATACCCAACCCTTGACATTGACCCAGCACTTGAATTTTTAAAGACTGCTGTTGATGGGGGTGCATTGTCATTTGTTGGGCAAGCAAGGCAGGCATTTTTGATGATGCTGTTAAAGGGGCGTGGTGGTCTTTTGGTAGATTATCCGCTTGTCAAACATGGTCAGTATCTGCCAACCAAAAAGGATGTCAGTGATGATAATTTACGCCCCAAGATACGCCTATTTGACCCCCAGAGTATCATTAATTGGCGTGTGCAGATGGTCAATAACACACGCAAATTGACCTTGCTTGTTTTAAAAGAGAACTACATTAAACAAGATGACGGCTTTAAAGTACAAACAGGCGAACAGCTTTTGGTATATCGCTTGATTGATGGGCAAATTTGGCACAGCATCTACCAAAAACAAGGCACATGGCAGCAAATCCAAAGCGATATCATCCGTGGTGTTCATGAAATTCCCTTTGTCTTTTTTGGGGCAAATGACAATGATGAGAGCATTGATGACGCTCCTTTGTATGATTTGGCGGTGCTAAACCTTGCCCATTATCGCAACAGTGCTGATTATGAAGAGGGGAACTTTATCGCAGGACAGCCCAGTTTATTCATTACAGGGCTTACCAAAGAATGGGTAACCGACATTGTCAATCAAGGCAATCCCATCCGCCTAGGAGCGAGAACGGCGAACATTTTAGGCAGTGGGGCAAATGCGTTTTTATTGCAATCTAATGCAAACAGTGGGCTTTATGAAGCCATGCAAGATAAAAAAGAGCAGATGGTGGCACTGGGGGCAAGACTGATTGAACCAAAAGGTGGTATAAAAACAGCAACCCAAGCCCAAAGCGATAAAGCAGATGAGACATCAATTACCGCCCATTTAGCCAATAACTTATCTGATGCTTATAGCCGTGCTTTTAATTATTGTGGTCAGTTTTTGGGCATCAAACACACCTGTACCGTGGTCTTTAATACTAAGTTTGATACCAATAAGATGACCGCTGATGAAAGACGCCAGCTCATCGCAGAATGGCAAGCAGGAGCAATCACATTCTCTGAGATGCGTGCAAGACTCATTGATGATGAGATTGCCTTTATTGAAGATGATGAGCTTGCCAAAGCAGAGATTGAGAGCGATTTGGGCGAGATTACAGGCCACATTGATGATGAGCCATGAAATGGTGCTAAATGAAAACCTTAATTAATTTAGAGCGATTAAAAACCAAATTGGCAAATGATTTTAATGTCACAATCAAAGACATTTTGGCATTTTTGCAAAGGGTGGTTTTTAATAAAGAGATTGGCGATTTATCGCAAAAAGAAGTAAATATTGTGATAAAGAAAACCGACAGCCAATTAAAAACCCTGTTTGGGGCGTTTATCACAAACCTAAAAACCGATTGGCGTGGGCTATTTAATCATCGCTATGAGGTGGACAGTCCAAAGAACATCAAGGCATTACAAAAGTATGCCGATGAAGTGTTTGCTAAGCCGTTGCGACTAGACGGCAAAATGGGCGTAACGCTTGATGAACTGCTTGATGCGTTCACCGACACAGAACGCAAGAAAATCACTAACGCCATCCGCCTTGCTCATCATGACGGTCTGCCCAATGCCAAACTTGTTCAAATGATAAGGGGGTCTAGGGCTAGAAACTACCAAGATGGCATTTTGGCAATCACAACACGCCACGCCAAGATCATTGCTCATACAGGCACAGCCATTGTTGCAAATCAAGCCAAACAGCAATTTATTCATGATAACAAAGACATCATCAAAGGCATTAAAATACTTGCAACCTTGGATTTACGCACCAGCAGCATTTGTAGGGGTTTAGATGGGGTGTTTATGCCTTTGGACAAAGCACGATATCCGCCCTATCATTTTAATTGCCGTTCAAGTTTTGAGATTGTCTATGATGGCTATCAAACGCCCAAACAGCGAGCGAGCATGGATGGGGTTGTTAAAAACCAAAGCTATTATGAATGGCTAAAAAATCAGCCTGCCCAATATCAAGATGAAGTGTTGGGTAAAACCCGAGCGAAGTTATTTCGTGATGGTGGCATGACAGTAGAGCGGTTTAGGGCATTGCAACTGGATAAGCATTTCACCCCCTTAACGCTTGAACAAATGAGAGCATTAGAACCCAAAGCATTTAAAAAGGCAAGCATCCATTAGGATGCTTTTTTATCATCCGCTGTTTGTAACAGCAAAATCAAGGTAGTAACCGATGAACCTAGAAGAACTTTTAAAGTCGTTAGGACTTGACGATGAAGCGATTGGCAAGGTGGTAGAAGCAACCAAACCCGACCAAGCCCAAGCCGAAGAAATCGAACGTTTGCGAAAACACAACGAAACGCTACTTGGCGAGAAAAAAGCCGAAAGCGAAAAACGCCGTGCCGAACAAGCCGAAAAAGAGCGACTTGCCGAAGAGACAGCACGCAAAAAGGGGGATTTTGAGACGCTAGAAAAGCAGTATCAAGCCAAAATTCAAGAGTTAAACGAGCAAATCGCTAAGCGTGATAAAGAGCGTGATGAGAATTTGGTCAAATCACACGCCCAAAAGCTATCAAGTCAGTTAAGCGATAACCCTGCTAACCAAGAGATTTTACAAATACTCATTGAAAAGCGTTTGTCCGCCAAAGATGGTCAGCTAAGCGTGTTAGATGACAGTGGTGCTGTATCTATCATGACCCTTGACGATTTGGCAAAACAAATGCAAAACTGTGGTAAATACGACAGCTTAATCATTGGCACAAAATCCTGTGGTACAGGTTCAAACGGTCAATCAGCTAAGCGAGCAGGTGATTACAGTGAACAAGAGCGATTAGCACTTGCCCACTCAAACCCTGCTTTATTTAATCAATTATTTTTGGAGTAATCATGGCAAAATTAAGAGAGATTTTTAATAAAAATGTCACCTTGTCTTATCAGGTTAAAGACAACTTACAGCGGTCAAAGTTTTGGCAATCAGGGGCATTTGTCTCAGATGCACGCTTACGCCCCCTGCTAAACAGCGGTTCATTAACCTTTGATGTGCCTTTTATCCACCCCATTGATGGCAACTTAGAAGCGAACTATTCCAACACCATCATGACAGATATTGCGATGCCACGCTCAATCGAAGGCAGTAAATCAAAAGGGCGTTTGGCACTGTTAAATGAGGGCTTTATCGAAAGCCGTCTTGAAAGCTATTTGCTCGGTCAATCACCGCTAAAACTCATGGCACAGATGATTGATGACTATTGGCTGACACAAGCTGAAAACCGTGCCATTGCTACCTTGTTTGGTCTTTTAAATTATGACCAATCTAATGGTAAGAAGTTATCTACTGACATATCAAAGGCAACTGCTGATGATTCATCAGGCTTTGATGTTCATGCGTTTATTGATGCTGAGGGCACGATGGATGAAATGTATCAGGGCAAAGGTTTGATGGTTGTGCATCCTTTGATTGCAACCAAGATGAGAAAACAGCGACTACTTGAGAGAGTAACCACCGCTGATGATTTAAAGCCGATTGAAACTTATAACGGTCGTACTGTTATTCAGTCTAAGCGTGCAACAGTGATCGGTACAGGCAAAAACGCCAAATATGTCTCTTATTTGTTAGGGGCTGGGGCATTTGCTGCTGATATGGTTGCAGGGCATGATGATTTGGAGCTTGAACGCACAGCGAACACAGGCAACGGCTCAGGTCATACCACGCTATGGACACGCCGTAACATACTCATCCACCCCCAAGGGTTTAGCTTCATCGGTGAGCCTAGTACGCTAACAGGTGGCACAAAAAATGAAGCGCTGTCACCGAGTTGGACAGACTTAACCACAGCGGCAAACTGGCGATTGGACGCTGATGCTGATGCTACCCCCATCCGCTTTTTAATCACCAACCTATAAGGAGAGATTCATGTCATTACCAAAAGATAAGGTTAAGCCTGCTTTTAATTTTACCTATCCATCAGAGCGAGCGTATTTTGATGAAAGCAAAAGCACACTGGCTAACGCACAGGTAACAGACCCTGCCAAAAGTGGGGCAGATTATGGCATCAAAGACCCACAGGTTACCGAAGCCTTAACAGGCACAAAGAGCGAGACCGCCAAGGTTGAATAACAGCCAAACAGCACGAACAAAAACCCCACCTAAAATAGATGGGGTTTTTAGGATAAAACAATGATAACACTTGATGATTTAACAGACATTGATAAGGCTGATGAACAAACCGTGGTTATTGTCAATGCGTGGCTAAATAAGCATAAAATTAGGGCATTTGATAAGACCCCTGACCCCATCAGACAAGCAGGCAGATACATTGCCAAAGCGTGGCTTGATGGGGATTTGTTTGTCGCACGAACAGAAGGCGTAGTGACGAGCAAATCATCTAAAGCAGGTGATGTGTCTGTTTCAAAAACCTATGCAGATGGCGAACAAGGGCAGGCGATGAGCCAAAACGAGCAAATCGCTTTAGCACTCATTGAGCCGTATTTACAACAGCCTTTGGGAATGTTTGGCTTGCCTTTGGTTAGGGGCTAAGTTTTGGCTAAGCATTCAAGGCAAAATTGCACAGCATAAGGCATGGGGCGGTAATTTGGGTCATCTGTATGCACCAAATAATAACGCATCATGCGTTCAGACACGCCAAGCATATGGGCGGCTTTTCGCTGAGATAGCTCTGCTTTTTTAAGCAAGGCCCTAAGATAGGTTGGGTCGGGTCTGTGGTTGTCAATATGTGGTTTCATTTTTTTAAATCCTGAAAAAGCCTACTAATTGCAGCAGGCTTTTTTGTTTAAATAGTTGCCCAAAATTCACTTGAAAGTCTGTGCGTACCATTGATGATTTTTTGAATGTGTGGTTTTGCAATTTCTGCTAACTCTTCATCAGTTTGATGATTGTTGCGATATTTTTTGCAGAAAAATTTTACTGCTAAATCATTCAACATCTTGGCATATTCATTGGTTTGATTGTTGTTATGCGTAACATAAATATCATCAATCTCTGATGTCATTTCAGAAGTTACTTTTTTAAGTGCTTCAACTTCGCAAAGTTTAGCGTTGGTTGTTGTTATTGAAACATAAACCTTGTATCTATGTTGAGTAACTTTGATTTTTGCTTTAATATTTAATGCTTTTACAGCTTTTTTAACTTTGGTTCCAGCTTCGGTTTTGTAAATAACATTCATGTCATCGCTCCTATGGCGGTTTGGTTGTGCCTAAGCGTTATTGCTTGGCTATGAGTGTATTATAGGCATTTATTGCCTAATTGTCAACTATTATTTTTAAAAAAGTTTGATTTTTTTTGGTGCAAATCATGAAACAAGAAATCACAGCCGACATCGCCAATGCCTTTGATACTGATTTAAAAGATGCTGTCAAAGACTTCACAGGCAGGCGTGTCATCTTATCTGATGACGATTGGGCGGTTAATGATACCCAAGTACTATCTACCATCAATTACAGCGGTAGGGGCGTTTTTACAGGCTTTTACGCCCATGAGATTGATAACAAGACCATCATGCAAAGCGATGTTAAGCTGATTTGCTTACAAGATGAGCTGACAGAGATACCACAGATTGATGATGAGATTAACGAGATGAAAATCATCAGTATCAGTCATGATCCTGCTGAGGTGAGCTTTACAATTCAGCTAAGGGGCTTTTAATGGGCATTAAATGGAATAAAAAGCTTAGCATTGATCCCATTGCTGATAAGATTGACGCCACTTATCGCAAATTTGCCATTGACTGCTATAACAATGTCATCGCCCTAAGTCCTGTGCGTAAAGGGCGTTACAAAAATGCCCATCATATCAGCATTGGCAGTCCTAGCTATGCCGAGACAGGCGGTGGTATTGAACTTGTCTTAGGTCTGCCAAAACACACCTACCCACTCATCTACATTCAAAACAACCTGCCCTATGCGTTGCGACTTGAACACGGCTGGTCACAACAAGCCCCAACAGGGGTGTACGGTAATGCCTTTAACAGTGCCATCGCCAATTTGGGTTAATCAAGCTGTCTTTGATATGCACGCACAGCATCCATGATGAGCTGATTTTGGGGAATGTTTAAGCGTTTGGATAAGTTTTCTATTAAGCTAATGTCATCAATATGTAGCTTTAAGCCTTTGGTTTTAAAGCCACGCTTAGCATCAGAGTCAGCGGTACGCTGTGTTTGGCTTTTTGGGGTGCTTGTGATTTTTGGCATGGTTTAATCTCCTAGGTTGTGCAGTCGCAAGCCCCACGATGTCGCTGTGAGACTTGCGTTGTGTTGATTAGAGCTTGACTTAACTGCTAGATTTTAGTAAGATAATCAACACAAGGATAATTGCGATTTGTATGAAAGTTTTCATCGCTTTTTCCTTCTGCTAGTGAGTGTACAGTAGCTTGGTTGTTCCAGCAACCTTGCTACCACCTCCAAGACTGATAATACCTTGTCTTGTTGGTGTATATTGTAAGCTAACCAACAAATAAAGTCAATCATTTTCTATAAAATGTTTGGCTTTTTTATTGCCAAAAAAATGATTGACAAAACAAACCGCCCATCATCAGATAGGCGGTTTTTTATTGGATAAAACAATGAACAGTTTTCACATTGAACAAACGCTACTGACGCATATCAAAGCTTGGGAGTATTTTGATGATGTCCCCTTAGCCAAAGAAAACCGAAACTTTAAACCCCCTGATGGCATTTGGGGCAGGGTTACAATTTTGGGTGGTATCAATCAAGTACGCAGTATTAGCAATACGCCTAATATCCTGCAACAAGGCACGCTGGTGATACAGCTGTTTTGCCCACAGGATTTAGGCACAGTGGCGATTAAGCAAAAGGCGGATAGCCTAGCTAATCATTTACAAACAAGGCGGTTTGGTAGGCTTGAACTGTTAGCCCCCAGCATCATCAATGTGCCGTCTAATGACGGTATTTATCAAATAAATGTGAGTGTGCCGTATCGGTACTATTAGGAGATTTTATGAAATTAATCACTGCATCTGCTTTAACAGCCCTACTTACTTCATTTGTTGCCACCCGAACGGTACAAGCAACACCGCTCAACCGTCAAGAATACAATGATTTGCGTGGGTGGCAAGTGCCTGACAATGAAAATCCTAACGATGACGGCTATCTTGTCGTTAATGCAGGTGTGTCCGAACGCAATGTGGACGGCTTTGATGGTTATGTGTCGTGGTTACCCAAACTTGCGTTTGAAGAGCAATATAAAAACGACAATTTAACCTTTGGGCAAGCGGTGGAGTTGTTAAAAGGCGGTAAAAAAGTCGCTCGTAAAGGTTGGAATGGCAAGGGTATGTATTTGTTGCTTGCTACCGACATTGATTTTAAGACTAAGGCTAATTTGTCAGATATGCAGAATGAAAATGGCGAACTGACCGTGCCATCTATCACGATGAAAACAGCAGACAATAAATTTGCAGTCGGTTGGCTTGCCAGTCAAACTGATATGTTGGCAGAAGATTGGGTTGTCGTACAGTAATATTAACAGCCCATAGGGCTTAGGAGTAGAAATTATGTCTAGTGGAGCATTTGTTAAAACGGCGTATGCCAAACAAACAGGCGAAACCCTGCCTAAAACTGGCTGGAAAACCTTACCAAATATCAGTAATGGCTTAACCGTTGCCACAGAGCTTACAAACAGTGAAATGCTGTCAGGCTCACGCATGGCAAAAGCGGGCATGGTAACATCAGCAAGTGTGCAGGGCGATATTGAGACCGAGCTTATGTTTGGTGCGTATGATGAATTAATTGCTGCTGCTTTTTGGAGCGAATGGTCAGCAGGTGCTAGCCCCAATACGCTAAGTGTTGGTGCAACAAAGACCCAGTTTGCCATAGCCAAGGATTTTAGCGATATTAATGTTAACCATGTCTTTACAGGGTGTGTGGTGTCAAGTTTTGGGCTAACGGTTGATACATCAAGCCTAATTAAACTAAAATTTGGCATGACAGGTCTGGGCTATCAAGAAAGTAAAACGGCATCATTTGCCAAAACACCGACCCCCCAAACAGATACCGCTAAGGCAAGCGGTTTGTCTATTGGTGAGATTAAAGTTAATGGCACAAAACTTGATGTGTGTGTTGAAAGCTTTAGTTTTGAGCTTGATAACCAAACAGAAGTACAAAAGTGCTTGGGCGATAATATCTATGGCGGTAATATCTTAGCCACGCTTACCAACATTACAGGCTCTATG